TACAAAAGCAGGAAAACAATTTAGCAGACAACCTAAAAAGGTTGCAAGCAAAGTAAAACGACATAGAGCGTAAACCCAGGAGTGGTAACATGTCTAGATTTATAGAAGAAACACACAAACAAAAAGAGCCTAAGAAAGCACAGGCTCCGTTGCCAAAAGCTGGCGCTTACTCTGTAAAGGAATTAGAAAAGGCTAAGCCTATTTATTCCGGTACCGGAGGGAAGAATTAATGGATAAACCCCACGGTTATAAAGAAGTTGTTAGTGATGAGCAACTTGTCAATCTTGTTGAGTCGGGTATACAAAACTCAACTGGTGATTGGTTAAACTCATCAGAACTAGCAAGAGAGCGACTAAAAGCAACGTATGAATATGCAGGTGTTGCCGACTTTCACCTAGCACCACAAGGTGTTAGTTCTATTGTCGATACATCAACTACTGAAGTTGTTGAAGCATATACTGCAGTATTGTCTGATTTGTTTCTTAGTAATCAGAAGTTAGCACGAATGATACCCTATGATGCAACCCCTGGGGCTATCCAGGCAGCAAAGGATGCATCAGATTTAGTCAACTACTGTCTATTTAAAAAGAACAACGGATGGGAACTTATTCAACAGTGGATGAAAGCCGCTTTGTTGTGGAAGAATGCTGTCTGTCGTTGGGGATATGTAGAAGATTACGATTACGTATTTGAAGAATACGAAAAGATTAGTCAACCAAACCTTGACGATCTTCTTGCAGATGATGACGTTGAGATTGTAGGTGATCTACAATTTGAAAATCAACCGGAAGAGTTCTCTCAAGAAGTTGAACTTATGTACGTTGATGTTCGTATCCGTAAACGTATTAACAAATCTAAAGTTAAGGTTGAATTAGTTCCACCAGAAAACTTTCGTATTTCAAGGGACGCTACAACAATTGATGATGCATCTTTTGTTGGTGTTCAAAATGAAATGACACGATCAGAGATTCGTAAGTTCTATCCAGAAATGGCTGATAATATTGATGCTTGGGATGAACTAGGTGATGAGTCTTGGGTTGGTGCATCAAAATACTCTCAAGATATCGCAGCCCGTAAACAGGTTACTGGTCAGGAATACTATCAAGGATCTATCCAGCAACAAGCTATCCCACTAGAAGCAAATAAAGAAGTTATTGTAACTGAGTGTTGGCTACGTGTTGATCGTGATGGTGATGGTATTGCAGAACTAAAACACTTTATTATTGCTGGTGCACATATCCTTCATGAAGAAGATTGTGACTATATCCCACTAGCTTCTATTGTTCCAATCGATATTCCATTTGAATTCTATGGACTATCAATGGCAGACTTTACACGTAGTTCTACATTAGCATCGACAGCTATCCTACGTGGCTTTGTAGAGAATACATACCTCACTAACTATTCGCCTAAACTAGCGGATCCAAATGTGGTAGACTTCTCTGCACTGCAAAATATGAAACCAAAACAGATCATACCAACTAACGGTAGTCCTGTAGGTGCTGTACAACAGTTACCTCCAGAAACAATCTCAACTGGTACTGTACCACTTCTTGAACATCTGCAGCTAATAAAAGAACAAGCTACAGGTATGTCAAAAGCTGCACAAGGCCTCAATGATACTCTTTATGTGTCAGGAAACTCTGAGCAAAAACTAAGTGCCGTACAGTCTGCAGCCCAAAAGCGTATTCAACATATTGCTCGTAGGTTTGCTGAGACAGGCTTTAAACGTTTGATTATGGGTATTTATACAACTATGCATAAAAGCATGAAAGGTAACATACCATATAATATTGGTGGAGCTTATGGATCAATTGATATGTCAACACTTCCATCCCAGATGGATGTAGAAGTAATGCTTGATATTGGTGAAAACTCTAACACATCTATGATTTCTAAGTATAGTCGTATTGCTGCAGAAATATTACCAGCCCTACAACAACAGGGTGCAGGTATGGTTATTAAACCAGAAGCTTCTGCAGTTCTTGCAACTAAACTTATTGAAGCTATGGATGTAGACAGTAATGATTTCTTAGTAAACTATGATACAGATGAGTTTAAAGAAAAAGCAGCACAGGCTATTCAAAGACAACAAGAAGAAGCCCAAGCTCAACAAGCTCTTCAACAACGTAAGATTGAAGCAGAAGCATCTCTATCGGAAGCTAATGTTATGTACACTGGTGCTCAAACAAAGAACACACAGGATGATAACGCTAAACAACTTGCTGTGTCAATTGATAAGCACTTCCAAGAATGGGCTGATTTACAAATCAAAGCAACAAAGGAAGGTGTGGAGTTACCACAACATCCTGGGTATGATCAAATCATTATGTTAGCAAGGCAGATCCTAGCATCTCCACCGCAACAATCACCAATGAGTGATCAACAACAATAAGGAACCTAATGGAAAAATACCGTAAAGCAGCTGAGAAGAAGCTGGGTAATAAAAAATCATATGGTAATCATAAAGTTCATCCCGAAGAACTAGCTAGGAGTGCTCATGTAAAAGGGCATTTCGCAGCTAGGGAACGGGATGAGTTTTTTGATGAAGTATATGGAGAGGTCTTAGTAGACTTCTTTATTGAATGGCTCAAGACGGAGCCGCATGAAACTAAATCTCGTGAGTTTCTCTACTCTTCTGCTTTAGCACTTGGTAGTGTTAAAGAGAAAATGATGAGCTTTGAGATGTACGGGAAAAATGTCCCGCACTTACAGGAGGACAACAATGAGACCAATTGATTACGAACAACTAATTAAAAACTACAAAGATATGATTAACACACTAGAGTATGACTCTATGCGGAGTGGTGGAAAAGCAAAACTTAATTCTACTGACTTAACCAATATGCATAATCTTGTAGAACGATATCAAAAAGAATTAAATAATTCCTTAAAGCAATCCCCTAAGAAGGAGGTAGCAAATGGATAACAATACCGAAGCACCCGTAGATTCTACCCAAACGGATGACTCTATCGCAGAGGTTAGTCAAACAGAAGATGCTTTGCTGGCTGACATTGTACGGAACTCTAATTTCGTAGAATCTCTACCCAATGAGCAAGTGCCTGAGTTAGACACGGACGAATCAGATTCAGAAGACCCAATGGAATCTGAAGAAGCCGATAGCGAAGAAGTTGAAGACGAGACTGAAGAATTAGAAGAAGACACGGACGAAGAAGATGCTGATGAAGAATCCGCTACCGATGAACCTGATGTGTATGCTACTGATGATTTAGATCTAGAAGCAAAAGTTGTTGTCAAAATTGATGGCGAACATACTGAAGTTTCTTTTGGTGACCTTATCAAAGGTTACTCTACTGAACAACATCTTTCTAAGAAGGGTCGAGAACTCGGTGACGCAAGAAAACAATTAGAAGAGGAGTATCAGGAAAAGGTTGGAGAAATCCAAACCTTATCTAAAGCCTCAGCAGCTATTCTATATTCAAATGAACAAGCTCTTTCTAAAGAGTACCATTCTATCGAAGCTCAAATTGAAAAAGCTCGTGAAGATGGTGATACCTACGAAGTTAACGAACTCAAAGATAAACGAGAACAAGTTCAGAAAAACTATTGGAATGCACGTAATCAACGTGAGACATTAGTAAAAAGTCTTCAAGAAACAGAAGAGCAGCAAGTAACAAAAGAGTGGCAGGAACAACTGTCTTACTTTAATGAAACTATCCCTACTCTTATTCCTGACTTTAATGAAGACACTGCAACTGCAATTAGGGCATTTGCTATTGAAGAAGGTATTTCTCCTGAAATACTAGACTCAATTGCTGATCCTATTATTGTTAAGTTTGTCGATGACTATCGTAGACTAAAACAAGGTATCACAAAAGGTACTGCTAAAAGGAAATCTACTCCTGCAAAGAAAGCCCCGCTTCGTAAAGCTAAGACTGAATCTAAGAAAAAACAAGATGCAGCTTCAGCCTTACGACAACGAGCTTTAAATCCAGACTCTTCTAACGAAGATCAAATGGACTTTCTAAGAGGACTTGCTGCACGATCATTAAATCTTTAATACCTTGGAGGTATAAATAATGACTAGCACTCTTGGTGTACGCGGAACTGGTGGCCCACAGGGACCAGCTCGCGGAACTGGCAAAGATGTCTCACAGCGTGAGGATCTAGCTAACTTTATCACAATGATTACTCGTGATGAAACCCCTTTCATGTCTTCAATTGGCAAGGCAAAAGCAACAGCAATCTACCACGAATGGCAGACAGATCAACTGGATACTCCAGGTTCATCTCGTATTGCTGAAGGTACTGACTATATCGAACCAGCCGTAGCTGGTGGTACAGGCACACCTGCAGTTGGTGATCGTTTTGCACGTACTGGCCCATACCGTACACGGTTGGGTAACTACACTCAAATCAACGGTAAGACAATTGCTGTATCAGGCACACGCCGCGCAGTAGATCAAGCCGGTGTTGCAGATGAATATGCATACCAGTTAAAAAAGCGTGGTACTGAGCTTCGCCGTGACGTTGAACATGATATGATTCATTCATTTAACACATCAGCTGCTGTTGGCGTACAGGGTAACACTGCACGTTCAGCTGGTGGTTATCAGTCATTCATTAACTCAGGCGATACTGTAGTATACGCAGGTCAGTGGGCGGCTCCGGCTACTGTTTCTGATGGTACTCAAGTAACCCGTTCATCTTTGACAACAACTGCTGCACCTACTAAAGGTTCTTTGACACTTACAGATATCGATGCTGTTATGCAAAAAATCTATGAGCAAGGCGGTAAGGCTTCTAAAGTCATGTTGTCTCCAAAACTACGCCGTGATTTCTCTGACCTTATGGTTGGTGCTACTGGTGTACAGCGGAACATTGATGAGTCAGGTAAGCTTCGCCAGTCAGTAGATGTATACATGTCAGACTTTGGTGACCTTATGGTAGTTCCTAACTACATCATGGGTTTATCAAACGCAGTACAGTTCATTAACTCAAACGGTACACCTGCAAACCTTGCAGCAACTACTGAAGTTAAAGACTTCTCTGCACTGATCTATGCTCCAAT